TGGTCATACAATCCAACTCACTTTGAGAACAATGAAGTTCCAATGAGTGTTATGTTACAAGATATGTTAACAACATATAAGTATGGATGGAAAACATCATACTATCAAAACACTTATGACTTCAAGTCTGATCCAAGTGAAGAGGAAATTAAGACAGAGACGACAAACACTTTTGAACCACAAGTTGGACTACCTGATGGTAAACCACTTGAAGATGAAGAAGAAGTTTGTGATAGTTGTGCTATATAGAAAGGTAAGAAGCAGTGGCGAAGACAGTATTTAATAGAGAGAAAGTAGACTTTACAAAGTCAACAATGTTCTTTGGACCGGACCAAAACACACAGAGATATGATGTGTTTAAGTTCCCTGTGTTTGATAAACTTAATCAAACAATGTTAGGTTATTTTTGGAGACCAGAAGAGGTTAGTTTACAAAAAGACAGAAGTGATTATGCAAACTTCCGTCCGGAACAGAAACACATCTTTACTGCTAACTTAAAATATCAAACACTACTTGATAGTGTACAAGGTAGAGGACCATGTTTAGCTTTCTTACCACACGTAAGTATTCCTGAACTAGAAGGTTGTATTGTTACTTGGGACTTCTTTGAAACTATTCACAGTCGTTCATATACACACATCATGAAGAACGTGTATGCTGATCCATCAGAAGTATTAGATACTATCTTAGAAGATGATAAAATTATTGAACGTGCAATTAGTGTAACTAAAAACTACGATGCGTTTACAGAAGCCGCAGACAAGTTTATACACTTAAAGAAAGGCACAATGAGAGATGTTAAGAAGAAACTATTCTTAGCAATGATGAACGTAAACATCTTAGAAGGATTACGTTTTTATGTTTCATTTGCGTGTACGTTTGCTTTTGGTGAATTAAAACTTATGGAAGGTAGTGCAAAAATTATTAGCTTGATTGCTAGAGATGAAAGTCAACACCTTGCGTTAAGCACACACATTCTAAAGAATTGGATGCGTGGTGAGGACGATAAAGAGTTCCAAGCTATTGCAAAAGAATGTGAACAAGAAGTTTATGAAATGTGGAAGACTTGCGTCAACGAAGAAAAGGCGTGGGCACATCATTTAATGAAAGACGGATCAATTATTGGTCTTAATGAAAAACTGTTAGGTAGTTATGTAGAGTTTATTGCTAACAAGAGATTAAAAGCATTAGGATACAAACCAATCTTTGATACTCCTTCAACACAAAATCCCCTACCATGGACACAGCACTGGTTGAGTTCATCAGGGTTACAGGTAGCACCACAAGAAACAGAAGTAGAGTCTTACATTGTTGGTGGTATCAAACAAGATGTTAACACAGACTCATTAAAAGGATTTAAATTATAATGGAAACTAAAGAAGCTACTCCTAACACTACGGTTGTTTACAGTAAGCCTAATTGTCCTTCTTGTGTAAAAGCAAAAGCACTTTTAACAAACAAGAAGATCCCTTATACTGAAAGCATCATTGGTAAGGATATCCAAGTAGAAACTCTTATGAAAGAGTTTGAAGTAAATGGATTACCTATGCCAAGAACTGCTCCGCAAATTATATTGCACGGTAAGTATGTAGGAGGGTATGAACAATTAGTTCAGCACATGGACGACCATGGTATGAACCACGAACACTAGGAGATATTATGTTAATTGAACCAGCATATAAAGTAGGAGATGTTGTAACTATTAAACTTACATCAGGTGAAGAACTTGTAGGTAAGTTTGAAGCAGATGACGACAAGTCAATTAAAATCAATAAACCTTTAACACTAGTCGCTAGTGAAAAAGGAATTGGCCTACAACAGTTTTTGTTTACTGCTGATATGGGTAAATCATATACTATTAAGCATCAAGCAATTACATTAGTACACAAGACAAGACCAGAATTTGCAGACGCATATACCAAGCAGACAAGTAACATTGTACAAGCACCAGCTGGTATGGCAGACCTAGTTCGCAAATAATCTTACATAAATATTAGTATGCACGAATTTGTTATAAAGGACAAGGGTAAATTAGTCACATACACAGACTTTGATGCCATACCAAATGAGTTTGATCATATAATTAAATTTGTACCTGAAGTTCCACCAGAACCTCATACTGAAGAACAGCATGAAGAAATTGAACAGTGGAATGATAAACTACAAGAGTTAGTAAAAAGGGAGAGATCATATGCCAGCAGTAACTAGAGTAGGTGACGCCGACGTTGCCCATTGTAGCGGAATGACAAGAGCAGTAGGCTCTCCAAATGTATTCGCTAACAACATTCCAGTTTCAAGACAGGGTGACGTGAACACAGGACATAAACTTCCACCAGTACCATGTCCATCACACTCGGCACCAATAGCAGTAGGATCAACCACAGTATTCACCAATAACGTAGGAACGGGCAGGGTTGGAGACGCAATAGCAGGGTGTACTTCGGTTGCGGCAGGGTCATCAAACGTATTTGCAGGATAATTTCGCCAATTAAGGTATCTTAAAGCCATATCTACACACTAATCACGTAAAATACAATAATTAATTAAGAATATAGGAGATAATATTATGTCAACAATTCATGAACAGATCGTAGCTGAGTACGAAAACTATATGAAAGAGTCAGAATCTTTCGAATCAAAAAACGTAAAAGCGGCGGCGGCAAGAGCAAGAAAAGCCTTAGGTAATATGGGTAAACTTGCCAAGTCAAGAAGAGCAGAAATCCAAGAAAAGAAAAACTCTTTATAATTTCTAGAAATACATTTATAGCATGACTAATCTCATGCTATATTTGTATGCACATAATTATATTAAACAAATCATAAATAAACTAGTACAAATTGTTAACTTTAGTAACATAATCACGAAGGATAATAAAGAATAATATGAGTGAGAGAATCGTTGGCAAACTGAAATGGTTTGACGCAAAAAAAGGTTACGGATTTATAACTCCCGAAGATGGTGGACAAGATGTTTTTGTTCATATCAGTGCCTTTGAGTCAGCAAAGATATCAAACATTTCTAATAAGATGCTACTAGAATTTGAGCTTGTTGATAACAGGGGCAGAATGATTGCCGGTAACCTGTTGCGTCCTGATAATTTCAACAGATAATTAAATTGATTTAAATGCTTTAGGCGTTCCGTCTGAGCCTAGTATCATTTCACCTGTGTCTGCATAAGCACCACACATACGACCATTTGATCCTGGTCCGTAATATCTTACAGGTTTTACTTCTATGTCTTCCCCATCTCTATTGTGCGTTCTTTTGTGTTGCACAGAGATAGGCCCTCGTTGCTTTATCCCAGCCATCTTATCTTCCTATCTTTTTACTTCTACCTAGTGGTAGTCGTTGTGTCATTTCGTATGTTCCGCCTTTTTTGGCTTCCCATTCTACTCTAACTGTTTTACTTTTAGTCCCGCCTTGAAAGGATTTAATAGCCTTCTTTAGACTTGTTGACTCTTTGGTTTCTACGTTCTCACCATCGTAGAAAGTAAACGTTCTCATTTTTGGCATAGTTTTTCCTTTGACATTAGTTATCTCTTTTATTATAATAGTAGCAGTTTACGGCTAAATATAGTGCAATTGATGACAGCAACGTATGTCACAAGAGCAAGACCCGGGTGCAATTCCCGGCCACTCCACCAATTCATAGAATTATGGAGTTGTCAATCTAAATTCAATATACCCTGGTCGGGGTGGAATTAGGATCGATTGGCTTGTTAAGGTTGAACGAGATTGTCCGGATGTAAGCACGGTTATCGCGAACAAACGTTATAGATGCAAACGATAATGCACTAGCCAACGTTACTTTTGTAGATTTTTCTGCACCAGTAACTGCGGTGAATGAGGATTTTGCCCTAGCGGCATAATCGCTCGGGGTTGGCAACGTACCTAGCAACAGAAACGTTGCGTCTATTACTACATAGACATTGCCTATTAGACTTTTTCTTTTTTACGTGTTATAATAATTTAAATATAATGAAGGAGACTATCATGCCCCCACGCAATCATAAAGGTTGGAGAGCTCAACCAACAGTAGAATATATCAGTAGTGAGTGCTACAACAATCAAAGCATATTTGAACAAGAACAAAAACAAATCTTTAGTAAAGTTTGGATACCTATGTGTCACATAAGTGAGATGCGAAACAAAGGTGACTTTAGAACTACACGAATAGCAGACAAAAGAGTTATAGCAATTAACATTGATGGTACAAACGTACAAGCATATTATAACACAAATGACATAGACATTCGTAAGCCTTCCGGCACATTTACTATTCCATTTGCAACAACAGAAAAGCCATTGCATTGTGAAGTTAAGCATGGCGGTATGGTATGGGTAACACTTGATCCTAATCCAACGCAGAGTGTTGAAGAATGGACAGCAGGTGCATTTGATTGTATTGCTGATGCCATTGACACAGAAGAACTAGAAGTGTTCCATTATCACAAAGCAATCATAGATACAAACTATAAACTATGGCACGATACAAACAGTGAATTCTATCATGACTTCATGCACTACTTTAATCGTGTAAGCGGATTCAATGACGAATACTTTGCTCGTAAGAACATTCCGTTTGATAATGGTCATGTTAACGTAAGTTCGTTTACAGTGAACTACGAGGAGTACGATGGGTTTGAAGATAGGGGTGAACTGTCCTTTCCAAACCTACCGCCCAACCAATGGTACATGGTAGACCTGTTCCCAGGCTTTAACTTTAATCTACGTGGTAGTGCATACCGCAGTGATGCAGTTACTCCATTAGGACCTAACAAAGTTCTTATTGAGTTTAGGGGATATGGACTACGCAAGGACACACCTGAAGAAAGGCTTACACGTAT